TTATTGGGTCGAAAAATCAGGAGCGGAAAATGAATAAAGTTAAAGAAATGTATCTCGTAACAAACGGAGGCTGTTTTAATCTATATTACAGGTCAAAGGCCGCTGCTGAATCGGAACTCTCCAGATACTCCCCTGCTGCCGGATTAAAAATTGTGCCACTGTTAGTTATCCCCGCCTGCCAGAAGCCAGAGCAGGGCGAAGCGGAAATAAAATGCGGCTGTGGGGAAAAAATTGAAATAGTTTTAGGTGAGATGACTGAACATTACGAACACGGAATAACAATTAGGGCAGAGAGGGAGTATATCTTCACCTGTAAAAAATGTGATGTGGAAATAAAGATAAAAATAGACGAACTCTGTCAGGGCGAACCCGAAGCCATTGCCGCTTTCCACCTTGCTACAAATCAAGACAAGCTCGACGCACAGGCGAAAGAGATTAAAGGCAACAACGCTAAATTTACAGATTTCGGTATAGAAATAGATAGGTTAGACGCTAAAATTCAAACATTAGAATTTGAAAATGGCGTATTAAAAACACAAATTAAAACAAACTATTGCGATGATTGTCCAAACATAAACCAGATTACCACCCTCAAAGCCGAGAACGAAAAGATGAAAAAAGCATTAAGCGAAATATTGGAAATACACGGATGGCGACTTGCTAATTTGACTTCTAACTATTGTGATAAGACTATGGATATTTGCAAGAAAGCACTGAAAGGCGAAAAATGAGAACTGAAATAACAGACTGGCGGACTTTAAATTTACAATCTCTCGATATTCTCCTTTGCTCTGGCAATGGCAAAATGAGCCAGCAGATTCAATGGTTGCAAAGAATGAGGGGGTTTGTTTCTCCATCAGCAGACATTAGCCACGTTGCCTTTGTGCTGACCTTGCCAGATATTGTGGCAGAGATATTAAATGCCGCTATCAGTCCATCTGGGCTGTATGTCTGTGAAACGACCACGCTAAACGATTGGTCTAAACCACCAAAAAAAGGATTGCAGGTAAATGATTTTGGGGGGTGGTTAGAGAATTATAACGGTAGCGTATGGGCAAGGCAGATAAGCAATCGAGCAATCGGTCTGCAATACCATACTGAAATTATGCGGTTTGTTGTCAATCACTTACGAGACCCGCACGCCCAGAAGTATGAGAATGGAATCCCCGGCCTGTATGAACTTACAATGTGTATGTTCGGTTTCAAAAAAGCACTACTCAACACAGCCACTTTGCATTGCACCGAATGGGTTGCAGAGGTAGAACGTGAATTTAAGGTTTTGGGCGGTACGGTTTCCGGTAATCGACTTCCACCAAACGAATGGTGGCCAAAGGTTGAAAATAAAAAAGGTAATTGCCGAATGAGTCTTGTTGACCAGCAGGCTTTGGTAAAAATAAATAATCCAGTGAGGATAAAATAATGACTCCAGCAACCACGCCACAAGTACATTTGATGAGAGGCGATAATAAGGAACTCCTAAGAGCGATGCCTGATAGTTGTATCGACACAATTATTACAGACCCTCCTTATGGTTTGAGTTTTATGGGCAAGAAATGGGATTACGATGTACCCTCCGTAGATATTTGGAAAGAGTGTTTGAGGATTTTAAAGCCGGGCGGTACGGCGTTGGTTTTTGCCGGTAGCAGGACACAGCACAGAATGGCCGTAAATGTAGAGGACGCGGGCTTTGAGTTGAAAGATACGATTATGTGGTTGTATGGGAGCGGATTTCCTAAAGCTACTGATATTTCTAAACAGTTAGATAAGGGTGTCGAAAGAAAAATTATAGGCGTAAATCCTAATTGCCGTCCTAATTGTGCGGGACAACAGACGAGGTCTATGGTAGCACCTATCACCGTTCAACCTATAACAGCACCTACCACACCCGAAGCCATCCAGTGGAACGGCTGGAAGTCTCACGGCTTAAAACCGGCGTATGAGCCTATCATCGTAGCGATGAAACCTAACGAGGGTAGCTATGCCGCTAACGCTCTCAAGCACGGCGTTGCAGGGCTGAATATAGATGGGGCGAGGATTGATTATAAATCTGAAAAAGATAAAAAAGAAGGGCAATCGTCAAGATTAAGTCTGGCTGACAAAAGTACAAATCAATGTGCAATGGGAAGTTTAGACCGTAGCGATAGAAGTGAAATTTCTGGTCGGTTTCCCGCAAATATAATTCTTGACGAAGAGGCCGCTGTGATGTTGGACGAGCAGACAGGAGTTCTGAAAAGCGGTGCTATGGATAGTGTTACCAAAGGCCTCTTTCCCGAAACTTTCAACACCTACGGTAAGCAATATGTAAGGCGAGTTACGGCAAAAGGCGATTCCGGTGGTGCTTCCCGCTTTTTTTACTGTGCAAAAGCGTCAAAGGCAGAAAGAAACGCAGGCTGTGAGCAATTAGAAATCAAACAAACTATTGGTGGAGGCGGTACAAATAACACCGAAGATGATGTTTGTGGAAAGTATGGAAGTATAAAATCTGCGGGGCACAATTTCCACCCCACAGTAAAGCCTCTTGCTCTGATGGAATACCTTGCTAAATTAACGATGACTCCTTCTGGAGGGGTAGTTCTTGACCCTTATGCCGGCTCCGGTACAACCGGCGTAGCCTGTATTAACACTGGCAGAGAGTGTTTGCTGATGGAAAAAGAGGCCGAATACTGGCCTATTATCGAGAGTAGGATAGCAGCGGCGTTAGCTGCGGCGGGTAAAAATAAATAATCCAGTTCAAATCAAATAAGCCTGCGGGCAAGGAGTAAAAATGATATTTAAAAAACACTATCAGGGTAATGTTAAATTCATAAGAGACGATGGGAGTGCATTGGGAGCATCAACGAAGGTACAGGGAAAAAGAGAGTTTAGCTCTTACGGCCATTCCCTTACTGGCCAAGAATGTATCGAAATTGGAATGAAATTAGCAGAACTTAATAGCGAGGTAAATAATGGCTAAGAAAAAAACAGAGAATAACGGCAGATTGATTGCAATGGCTCGTGATAAGTTTTTAGAAGAAAATCCTGAATTACTTTCGCTTGGAACAATAACGGTTCAGTACCTTAAAAACCGTATAGAGAGGGCATTTATTTCAGGATGGGATGCCGCAGTAAAGAACAGGCGGTCAAAATGACCCACGAGCTAACCATTAACTTTGCAGGCGGAATATGAAAAGTTATTTATTAGTTGATAAGTGGACTGACAACGGTAGTGATATTCCACAATTAACCCCTCAAAAAGATTTGATTCGTAGAGCTTCTGGCACTGGCAAGGGGGCTAAAAGAGAGGCAGGGGAATATGAGCGGCACTTAAATGGCGGCAGAAGTCGCACTAAATGCGATTCAGATTTCATCGAAAACGGTAAGCCGTTCTTTTCTGTTTGTGCTGAAACGTATAGCTCGTGTCGGGACTATGAAGATTTTAGGGAATGGTGTGATTGTGCGAACGTAAAACTTATGGAGATTGAAAATGTTAAAGTCGGATAAACCTAAATGCTTTGGGCATTACAATACCAAAGACAATTTTCGATGTACCTACTGCAAATTTGCGGTTGAATGTGAAAAGAAAACATTTAAAAACTCGGCCTGAATGGTTGAATATGTGAAACGAAAGGCAGGCCAAATGGCACAGCAATTAACTATTTTTGTTGAATTTTTATGCAAACAGCGAGTGAAGTTTGCGGTTAATCCTCTTTTGAGAGGCTTTGTTACCTGTATTTCTGCTTCTGACAACGGTGGTATCTCGTATGATGTTTGCTATGCCGATGCTGACGGGCAGTTGAAAGTTGGAACGTTTCACGATTACGAATTAGAACTTGACGAATAGCAAGAGAAAGGCCAAAGGAATGGCGACAACAGAGCAAATAGAAATCGCATATTATCGCAAGGCTGGGGTCGAGAACGGATGCCCGAACATTGTAAATGGGCAACGATGTGGCAATAAACAGTGTCCGGTTATCGGCAAGCCGGGCAGTAAGACCCGCTGGCATAAATGTACAGTTTGCGGGTACAATTTTAAATCGGTCGAAAAATGAAACACGGCACAATAGCAACTGACTATCGCGGCGACTGTTTTAGCGGAAAAGTCAAAATGGGATGGATATGGTGCAGGCGATTTTCTGAATGGATTTTCGTTATGAAATACTATATCTACGATTATATATCAGGCGGAAAGCGAGGTGTATTATGCGTAGGTAGTCAATTATCGGGTCGAACTGGAGCAATAAAACTTCATCGGTATTTTTCGGGATTTGTTTGAGCAATCTTACCTCCAAAGATAACTACACGAGATATGGAAGCCCTGTATAATCGCAGGGCTTTTTTATTGCCCAAAATAATTTAACAATTCTTACAGATTCTGTAATCAGGACATTGCATATTTTAAAAATCCCCGTGTAAAATACAGCCTACTAATTCGCAATATGCGTTTCGCTGTTTTGTTGGAGTTTTTTATACGTTAGGATTTTATGGCAAAAGACACGGGGATTAAACCAGACAACAAAACCACTGGCACACTCGGCGGTGTTAAGGCCAGAGAAACTGTAATCAAGTCAAGTGTTCCCAATTCAAAAGCAAAAAAAAAGCGTAAGCCGGGCGGGGGACGTAGGAGCGGTGTTAGGGCTAAAGCCGCCACAAGAAAACTAATTCTTAACACGGAATCAACCACAAAAGCTATCAATGTTGGCGGCAGGCCGCTTAAGTACAAAACAGTAGAGGAGCTACAGGCCGCAATAGATAGCTATTTCGGCGATGAATCCCAAAAAACAACAGTTACCGGCCTTGCTTTGTATCTTGGTTTTTCGAGTCGCAAAGAGCTGATTAACTACGAAAACAGAGATAGGTTTTCCCACACTGTAAAAAAAGCAAAGGCACGCATAGAAAAATACTACGAAGAACACCTGATGTCTAAATTTTTTACAGGGGCTATTTTTGCACTGAAAAACTTTGGATGGAGCGATAAACAAGAAATTGAGCATTCCGGCGATTTAAAAACACCGGCAATAAACCTAACGATTGTGAAAAAATGACCGCAACTGTAAATCAAATCGCGTTAGATTTTAGCTTGCATTACAAGCAGGGGTTGGCCTATGAGACAATAGCGACCGAGGTTTGCTTTGGCGGTGGTGCCGGCGGCGGTAAATCACATTTATTGAGAATTGCCAGTATTCTTTGGTGCTTTGAGATACCAGGCTTACAGGTTTATTTTTTTCGTAGAACGTTTCCAGACCTCTGGAAAAATCATATGGACGGTGTTAGTTCTTTTCCTGCATTACTGGCGGAATGGGTTAAAGACGGATTGGCCAAGATAAACTACTCAAAAAATGTTATTGAGTTTTGGAATAATGCGAAGATACATTTGTGTCATTGCCAATACGAAAAGGACGTTTTTAATTATCAGGGTGCGGAAATTCACGTCTTAATCATTGACGAGCTAACACATTTTACGAAAAAGATTTATGAGTTCCTAAGAAGCCGCGTGCGTCTTGGTGGATTGAAGATAGCTGCGAAGCTCAAAGGGTTATTTCCGAGAATACTTTGCGGCACTAATCCGGGCGGTATTGGCCATAACTGGGTTAAGGCTGATTTTGTTGATTTTGCTCCACCGCTTGAAATGAAGAGAGCTAAAAAAGAGGACGGCGGAATGCTTAGGCAGTTCATACCGTCTTTACTTGAAGACAATCCTACGCTTATGGAGAATGACCCTGATTATTCCGACCGCTTAGAGGGTCTTGGTAATCCGGCACTGGTCAAGGCAATGCGTACAGGTGATTGGAACATCGTGGCGGGCGGAATGTTTGACGATGTATGGGACAGCTCAATACACGTCATACCGCCATTTACGATACCGGCAACGTGGCGGCTTGACAGGTCGTTTGACTGGGGTAGCTCGAAACCGTATTCAGTTGGTTTTTGGGCGGAATCGGACGGTAGTGATATTGTTTTGGCGGACGGCACAAAGAAAAGTACGCAGCGAGGCTCACTGTATTTAATCGCAGAGCTTTACGGCTGGAACGGCAAGCCGAACGAGGGGACAAAAGAGCTTGCTGTTGAAGTCGCAAGAAAAATTAAAGCCTTTGAGCAATCTTACGGCAGGATTTTTCAGGCGGGAGTTGCTGATACTTCAATCTTTAACACCGACAATGGCCAATGTATTGCCGATGATATGGCTCGAATAGGCATAGGCTGGACGCGGGCTGATAAATCCCCCGGCAGTAGAATAAATGGCTGGGAAATAATGCGTAAGCGACTTAAAGCGGCAATCACGGGTGAGGGAGCGGGGCTTTATGTTTTCAATACTTGCCGACAGTTTATCCGAACAGTGCCGGTATTGCCGCGGGATGAAAATAAAACCGACGACGTTGATTCCGATGCCGAAGACCACATAGCGGACGCTGTTCGCTATCGCTGCTCGGCATTTACGGCAAAGTTAAACAATAAACAAATAATAACCACAACAACAGGCAGGTAAATAAAATGGCAGATACAGAAACAGTCAAACCTGAATTGAAAGAAAAAACAAAATATCAGCTTATATCTTCGGTTATATCGCAGGATTATTTAGTTAAACAACAATCCTGTGGTATGACATTTAAAAAATATCGAGAGCTTGCCAAAGACCCGACAAATAATCTTGCAAAAACTGTACTTGTCGGCGTGTTATTATCTGGCTCGTGGTCGATTGAGGCGGACGAAGATGTTGACGATGAAATTATAGAATTTATTCAAAAGCAGATTATCCCGCAGCGGCCTATGATTACACAAACAGTTATGGAATATGCCGATATTGTGTTTGGCTGGCAGGGCTTTGAAAAGGTTTTTGAGGAAAAAGACGGCAAGATAGTTCTCAAAAAACTAAAGCCGCTTTTGCAGGACATTACGCAGATTCTTGTTGATAAAGACACAGGGGCGTTTTTGGGTTTTAGGCAGACAGATTTGCAGACAGGCCAGCCTATTGACTTACCCATTGAAAAGTCCCTGCTAATACCATTCAGGGTAGAGGGTACGCAATGGCACGGTGGCGGGCGGTTAGATAATGTCATAAGCACACAAAGAATGTGGGACGCTGCGAACGATGGAGCGGATAGGTACGACCGTAAAATAGCTGGCTCGCATTTTATCGTTTATTATCCGGCGGGCGTTACGCTGTTGAATAGCGTTGAAACAGACAACGGTGTAATTGCGTCTGAATTATTGAAGTCTCTTGAATCGTCCGGCTCAATAGCAATACCGTCAAGTGCGGCAGAGTACGTTGACCAGTTAAACAAAGAAGCTATGTCTAAAAATGTAACCGGATGGAAGATTGATATTCTCGAAGACAGCGGCGGCAGACAGCCGACATTTATACAGCGGCTTGATTATCTTGATAAGCTCAAGGTTCGCGGCTTCGGTATTCCAGAACGTGCAATTTTAGAGGGCAATTTCGGCACTAAAGCCGAGGCGGGCGTTCACGGAGATTTTTTAATCTTAGATGTTCAAAACTGCGAAAGCCATATTGTCTGGCACATTAACTGGTATGTTATCGACCAACTCCTTGCCTTGAATTACGGCGAAGATATGCGGGGCAAGGTAAGGGTTAAGGCCGCTCCGATAGTCGATGAACAAATTACTTTCCTGCGTGAAGTTTATAAATCAATCCTATCAAGCCCGTCCGGATTCATTGAAGAAATGGGGCAGATAGACACAGACGGCTTGAAAGACAAATTGAATATCCCGAAATCAAAAGAGGTTGCCCAGGCGGGCGATGATGAAGATGTAAAGCCGCCTATCGGTGCAACGCCGGAAGAATTGGCAAAAATGGAAGATAAGAAACAGGCGTTCTCTTTGGCCGCCGATGAAAACTGGATAACCGTCAATGGGCAACACATACTCATTAAAGAGGGACAAGAGCCAGGCGACGCTATATTTGAACACCTGACACAGCCTTTGCATAAAAAGGCTAAATTTGGCGATGCTGTTGTTTTCAGAAAAGGCAAAGATGTCTTAAGTGGTATAATTTCTGAACCTGACGATGGAAGCGGAATTGGCATAAAGGATTCCGATGGAAAACTACACAGAGTTCCTAAAGATAAACTGCGAGTCAAAAAAGGCGATAAGAGCATAAAGGATTTTAAATTATCTTTAGAAGTGAGCGAAATTATCGACATAAGACCTTTGATGGAAGCGGAAAAATGTTTCTAATAAAAAAGATTAGATGGGAAATTCATTGTTTCGCTGATGGAAATTTTGCGATATATGCTGATTCTTCACAAATGGAATCGGTAAAAGTACTGCTGATGTTGCTCGAAGAATCTTTGCCAGAAAACATAGAATCAGATTTTTTAACATATCGGGATTTACTGGAATCGGGCATAAGCATAAACGATTTGCCGCAAGAACTTGAAAAATACAAACACAGATTAGGACTTGATATGTAATGCCTAAAGTGTCCGAAAAACGCAAAAGACTTGCAAGGCTTATGGCGGCTGACACCTCAAAATATCAGCACAAAGTCGTTATAGCCATAGCCAAAGTCGGATATAGAACAATGAGCAGGGCGTTGTCTGCTTATCGGGCAAGTCGATATATCGCCAAAGATTCTATCTTGCGGGAATTGCCGCAACTTGTTACGGCGGAGTTTTTAAAGGGCAAGGACGAATTGAGAGACGCTATGGTATTGGCTCACCTTGCGGGCGTAAGGCGTTCACGGTTATCAGCCACAATGTCATTGTCGGTTGCAGGTAAAGAAGCCAAAAAGCTGAATGAGAAATTACAGATACCGGCGGCAGAGCTTAAAAAACAGCAGGAACTTTACGACGACTTATCCTATAAAATCCTGCAAAAAGAATCTGCCGGCCTGAATAATAAAGTCGAAACCGCTTTACAAGATATATTTAACAAGGGATTGCATTTAAAGGGCGGTAGAAAAGAACTTATAGAGGCATTTGACAAGTCCGGTATAACGCCCGACAGTACGTTCCAGATTGAAGCTACATACCGAACATATACTCAAATGGCATATTCGTCGGCTCGGTGGCAAACGAATCAACTGGAAGCCATACAGGAGATTTTATGGGGGTATAAGTATTCGACTGTCGGGGATATGAGAGTTAGGCCGTCGCACGCGGCATTGGACGGAACGAAATTACCCAAAGACCATCAATTTTGGATTGAGAACTGGACACCGAACGGGTGGTGTTGCCGCTGTCAATGCTTAGAGATATTTGATAAAGGCGAAATTCAGGAGCCGCCAAAACAGATTATCATAAACGACAAAATTATTATCCCCGGAGCGGATAAGGGCTGGAATTTTAATCCGGGTATTGTAATGCCGAGGGTGGCTTGAAATGAAACACTGCGGAGCTATAAAAATCAGAACAGACCGCCATAAGAAGCGGCATATATCTTGGAAAAACAGGCAGGCTCGCAGAGAAAAAACAATGATGCAGAAATTCTTTAATTTTATGGATAAATTTTTAAGGCGAAAAGGGCTAAGCAAATGAGCAGAGATGATTTTAGAGACGAACGCAAGAAACAGGCTAATCAAGTTGCAGTGGAGCGTGGCGACCAAGAACTTGAACGTATCGGCTGGTATGAGCCAGAAGAAAACGGCGGCGTATATTCTGGCAATCCAAATCCAACAGCTAAAATGACCTTTATGGGCAAGGTTAAAGCATTTTTCAAGAGAGCTAAATAATGAGCGATAATATGACCGTACACGATGCCGCTTGCAAATTGAATTGTTCCGAGGAGACGGTACGGCGTATGATTCGCAGCGGCAGACTACCCGCTTTGCAACTCCAAAGGGATTATAGAATCTCAAAAGAAGACATTGCATTGTCCCTAAATTCTGGTAAAATAAAGAAGTAATTTGGCAAAGAAAGACAGGTGAAAAAATGATAAACGATAAATACTTTTGCTCAAACAAAACTAATCTCGATATGTTGTCCGCTATCAAGCATATTGAATCTGAGGGAAAAAATATCACGAAGATTTTCGCAACAAGGAGCGTGTTATTGATTACAGGCTTCGATTTAAGCTCACAAGGAAAGAGAGCTTTAAAAAAATTCATTGGTAAATTTAGTGGTTATATTATCGAAGAGAAGCAATTACCAATACCTATCATATATCAAATTGTCCTTTCTGATGCTCAGGTTGTTGAGGGCGTAGCAGGCTTTGAGGATTAAAAAAATGAATGAGCAATTAAAGGAAAAACCGGAAACAGAACACGACACGCTATTTACGTTATCGCAAATGGCAAAGTCCTTTGAATTGCCAGAGGATTTGATTTTATGGGTTATTGATAATAATAATATCAGAAGTTTTAAAGTATCCGAACATACAGCATATTACAAATACTATGAAGTGTTGATAGGCGTAAGGCGACTTGTAACGTGCGATGTATTTGACGAGGGCAATTTACTATGTACTGTTCATAATATAGGCCACCCCGTAATATCGGAGAATTATTCCATTGACGATATGGGCGTAGAACGGTGTATGTTGATAGATTGGCAAATTGAGGGTATAGCTGGGAATTGCAAAAACCTAAAGTGTACCGTAGATAAATTAAAAGCAACAATACATACGCCAAAAGGCGATTGTTTCGGGGATTGTGTATTGCATTCAAGTCATATATCAATAAACTGCGATGAACGTATACAAACGATAAAATTTATCGGTACAAACGCTATCAAGGATGATGCTTCTTTTGCCGTAAAATTCCTGAAAGATTATTTTACACATAAGAATTACACTAAATAACACTTCAAATAGTACTACTTAATACAACAGAACGCTACTTAATACAACAGAACGCTACAACGCTTCCATTTTGCCCTTTTAATTCATTATAGTAACTCTGTATATTCAGGTTGTGAAAACAAAAAATCACAATTTGAATATCGAACAACTCTTTGGCTTTGCCGATAAAACAAAGTCTGGCAAGTCAATTCTTAATTTGTCCTCAATCACTTTACCGGCTCAACAGGCGGGTAATGTTCGCATTGAGAACGGCGTAGAAATTCACCGGTTCAAAAAAGAACTTATAAAAACGGGCGACTACAAAAAAGGCTCAATGTCTTTAAGTATCACCGATGAGACATTAGACCACCTTGCCGCACAGTTCGCATTGTTCACTGGCGGCGGCAATAAAGTTCCAATTCCGTCAACACACGACACGACTGGCAATCCTGATAATAACAACGGCTGGCTCGTTGACGTATTCAGAGACGGTCATTCATTGTTTGGAATTATTGATTTAATCGGAGTGGAATCGCCCAAACTGGCTCTCTCTTCTGATGTTTCGCTGTATATTCCCCCGGAATACACAGACGGAAACGGCATTACTTATCATCGACCAATTACGCACGTTGCCTTGTGTACTAACCCTGTAATCACCGGCCTTAAAGGCTTTGAGGTTATAGCGGCAAGTTTATCAGATAACTCTAATTTAGGAGATACGAATATGGATTTAAAGAAATTAGCAGGACTTTTGGGCGTTAATGTTGCTGATGGCGATGACAACGCAAAAATCGAATCGGCTATTGAGGCCGCAATCAAGGCTTTGAAAGACGATGCCGCGAAAGTAAAAACGGCTGACGAAAAGAATGTTTCGCTGTCCGCTGATATTAAAAAGCTGACGGACGAAAAGACGGCTCTGTCATTGTCGCTTTCGGGAAAGACACCTGACCCGATGATTGTCAAGCTGACAAGCGAAAACAGGGGCATAAAACTCAACGCCCTTGTTCAGGCTTCAAAAATCACCCCGGCAGTTAAAGACAAACTGGCAAGCGTGTATTCCGATGAAGCCGCTTTGACACTATCGCTTGCAAAAGGCGATGACAATTTCGACAAAGTTATTTCGGCTTTGGCTGAAAATAATGTCGTTGAACTCGGCGAAAAAACAAAGGCACAAGTAATCGCTTTGAGCAATAGCAATATGGCGGCAAACTCAAATCCTTTGACCGATGAAGTCAACAAGAGAACGGCTGCCGCAAAGTAAAAATCCGAAACAATAACCAAACTTATTTGGAGACAAAAAAATGAGTAATACACAGACAGAAAAAAAACATATCAGCGACATTGTAAAATTTATGATTGACCCGCGTTATTGCATCGAAAAAGTTACCTTTGCGGCTAACGGCGGAGCAACTGCTGGTTTGAATTGCGGGCAGGTTCTTGAGGCAAGTACCACAAACAAAATCGCCTGTACAACCGAAGCGTCTGCTGACAGCGTCTTGCTGGAAAACATCACACTGGCAGAAGCAATCGCTGGCTGCTCGAAAATTGCAATCGTTCGCGGCCCGGCGTTAATCAATACCGACGAGCTTACGCATACCGATTCCACTGCCGCCGCGGCTGCCCTTGCAGCTTTGGCCGCTCTCGGAATCAGAGCCGTAACAGAGCCAACCTATACACAGGAAGGCACAGAAGTTGAATCGTAACAAATAAACCAAAAACCAAAACCTAATTTTTAGGAGATTTACAATGATAGACTTTGGGAATGACATTTTCAAAATGACAACGCTGACAGATGCAATCAGCAAATTGCCGTACGTACCACAGCAAATCGCAAAGATGGGGCTGTTTGCGGTTCAGGGTGTACCGACAACCTCAATCCTTGTAGAGGAACTTCGAGGCGTGCTGTCTATTTTACAGACAAAGAGACGCGGCGAAGCGGGCAATGTTGCAAAAAACGGCAAAAGAAAAACCCGTTCATTTGCAATCCCTCATATTCCGTTTGACGACGAGATTCTTGCCGAGGCTCTTCAGGATGTCCGCGAGTTTGGCTCTGATAACCAGCTTGTTGCACAGGCGAAAGTTATTGCCGACAAACTGGCTGAAATGAAAACCAGCCACGAAGCAACGCTTGAATACCACAGAGCCGGTGCATTGAACGGTGTCATTCTCGACGCTGACGGTTCAACAATCTACAACCTGTTCACGGAATTTGATATAACGCAGCAGACGTTGAACTTCGCTCTCGGCACAAAAACAACCGACGTAAATGCTAAATGTTTAGCGATTATACGTCTTGTTGAAAAGGCTCTCGGCGGTATGGGCTACGCTGGCATTCATTGCTTCTGCGGCTCAACATTCTTTGACGCTTTGACAGGCCACGAATCGGTTAAATCTGCTTATTACCGTTATCGTGATTCCGAAATGCTGCGGACAGACAATCGAAAAGGTTTCTCGTTCGGCAACATCACGTTTGAGGAATATCGCGGTACGGTTGACAGCAAGGTTTTTGTCGGTGCAAATACCGCAAGATTCTTCCCGACCGGCGTTGGCATTTACAAAACCTACTTTGCCCCTGCTGATTTTATGGAAGCCGTGAACACAATCGGCCAGCAGTATTACGCAAAAGCAGAGCCGAAGAAATTTAATCGCGGCGTTGATATTCACACGCAGTCTAATCCGCTGAATATCTGTACGATGCCGGGCGTTCTGGTTGCCGGTACGAATACCTAATCGGCGGCAATCAGTCTTTGAAATGAAATAGGGAAACTTATTTAAGGACAATGCTATGAATATAGCTGGAATTGAACAATTTTTTGCGGCGAGAGCGGATACAAGTTTGATTTTTGTCAGCAAGGCTGGCGACGATGCAAACGACGGCTCTTCTCTTAATCCG